TATCGCCGCATTAGCTTGCGCCACAGGCGTTGCAATAATTGCCAAATGAGCTTCAATATGAGCTTGATGGTTTTGATCTGGAAAAGCTTGTAAAGCCTTTCCACGCATTGCCTCTTGGTTCTCTTTAGCTGGATTCGTAGGTTGAGGGATAGGAGGTGGAGGTAAGATTGAATCGACATTGGTAACTCCTAATGCTTCATACATTTTACGATAAGCTTGATACAAACCCTGTTCATTTCCGTGTATCTCTGGGTTTGACTGAACCAACTGTAACTCTGTCTGAGCTAAGGCAATACGCTGTGACATAGAGAAAATGTTAGGGTCTGAAACAGGTAAAACATCAATTCTATCATCAAAGTCTGTGGTTTTTATCTCTGGTGGGGCTCCTGGTATTGCGTATGGGTACATAGGAGCCATAAACTTGGCAAATACATTAGCCAAGAGCTTAAATTCAACCTTTTGTGAATAATGCAAGCGCTTGTGAATTGCGGACATTACCTTCGTGCCACGCTCCATGATAGCCATAGTCGTACCAACAGGCGTCTCCCCGCCCATCTCAGCTACTTTCATGTCTGCCATAGAGGCAAACCTACGCCCAGAGTCAACAAGCGTGCCTAAAAGCGAATATAGCGTCTGTGACGGCTCTTTGAACGGCAATGTCATAAGCGATTGGCGGATGTCCATACCCGCAACGTCAATGTCACGAAACTCACCTGGATTTAGTGGTTCGTCCTCATCACGGATACGAGCGCCACGAGCCTTAAACCCTGCTGGGAGGTTAGACAGGGTGCCAGCATCAATAAGCTGTCTTAACAGGCTAGTCGCTGCTTGAGACAGTCCGCCAATCATGTGTGTTAACCCAAATCCATAAAAGCCCAAACCTGGCAAAAACTTGTAATGCACAAAGTAAGGCTTCGCCCTCCTTAACGGATCCATCTGCTCATAGTTCCGTCTGATTGATAAGATTTTATTGTTCTTTTGAAGAATTGTAACGATATATGGAAGCTTTAATCCTGTCCCTTCACCAGTTTCGTCTGTGTCTTCAAACCCTTGCAAGTCAAGTTCTGTATGAACTTCATACAAAACAACCTCTTCATTGCTATCTGATGGAGATATGCCCTGAATATCGTCTATTGTCTCTCGAACATCAGAGTAATCTTCATCTCCATAACCATCGCCAGGTAAATCAACATCCGCATAAAAACCGCTTAACTGAAGTTTGCGGATTTCATTTTTGTCCATCTTAACGACATGTGTAATTCGTGTTGCAGAAGCTAAATCCGTTGCGCTATAAGGCACAACCAAGTCTTCAGCGTGGACAAACTTGGAAACAGCCCTTTGCAATAAAGGGTCAAAGTAAACTTTCTTAAATGTACTACCTATTATGGGTAGATAAAAAAGCATTTGGTCTAACTCAGGATCATACTCTTCCATCTCATAGGTAATTTGGTAATTCATATAGTTCTTGATGCGCTCTGCCTGCGCCAAGACTTCTTTGTTTTCATCACCAATTATTTGTGTGCGAACAGGACCGCCAGCAGGCAATAATTCACGATATGCCTGTGCCTGAAACTGTGTGACAGACTCGGCTAGAAGCGGATGAACAACGCCAGATGCCCCTTCAAAAGGCTGAGAGCGCTCTTCATATTTCATGCCAAGTAAATCAATGCCACGTTTATATGTGTCTTCCCAATCTTGGCGAGAAGATATGTCATCCTCAACATCACCAACTAAATCTGAGGCAATTGACATTGCATCAGCATCGTCTATGTAATTTACAAGATTATCACCAAAAGGAATCTCTATAGGGGCATCTGCCATCATCATTTCTTCAGTGACATCACCTACAATAACAGAACCATCGTCCATTGTTACCTGACCAGGTTGCATTGCCATTTCCAAAACTTCAATTTGTTCCTGTGCATTCATAGGGATGACATTATCACCGCCAGCGCCTGTGCCTTTTTCTATAGCCATCTCATACCCCTTTTACAGCGTTGGAACGAACAACCCGATGCGCTGAGTGGAGGGTTCTCTCGCATCAAGCCTGTAATGAAGGGCTTCACCTTGGCTAAAATTGCTCGCCCCAACCTCAGATAACATCACGAAACACCCTTAAATTTACCACCACGGCCTGCCATAACAGCCCCACCGCCACGAAAATTTTTTACACCTTTGCGCTGATTATCACGCATACTCTGGTATTCATCAAACTGAGCATCTGTCAAACTTTGAACGCCTTTTGTCGTGCCAATCGTCAAGATTTGCCTACGAGTCAAGCCGTCAATAGTTTTGTTTTTGTCATCAGCCACGATACATACCTTGTGCTTTACGAGGAGAAACAGCCCCGCCTTTAGCTTTCTTAATAGGCTTTGGCTTCTTTGACCCACCACCTTTTATAGTAGTGTCCTTAGAGTTTCCAAGGCCAGCAAGATAAGAATCAAGAATATCGCCACCCATGTCCATCGACTTATATGTTGGGGTTGGTCTTTTGACATCACCACCCTCCTCGTATCCATCACTTTCCATCATTTCTATAGCAGCCATAATCAGATCATTCCTAGCCTTTTGTGCCATCCTCGAGTTTGGGTCATACTCACCAAGCCGTTTTCTTTCAGCAATTCTGTCAGCAGCCCTCTTATCAGTAGCACGAAGCTTGTCAGCTCGAGTTAATCTTTGAATTAATAACTCTAGTTTATCAGCCATCACCTTACCCCAGAGAACTTGCCACCGCGCAAAGCAGCACCCATGCCACGGCAACTGCCAACAGCCCCGCCCTTTTCATATTTCTGAGCAAGGTCAGGATCCATTTTCTGCTGAACCTTTTCAGGCAGCTTGGAAAATCCTTTGAATTTTGTAGGAACAGCTTCACCACCATCCTCCATGCCAATAGACCGCATTAACATTTGAATGTCTCTATCTGAAATGGTGTTGGCAGATTCATTAGCACGCCTGCGATTTCTCCTTTTGGCTGGAATCATACTGCCTGAACCAGCAAAAATCCGCTTGACTGCCTCAATATCTCTGTCTGAGAGAGTATTTCCACCTTCTCCTCGAGAGCCAAAAGCCCTTCTTACACTTGCAATGTCTCTATCAGAGATAGCCTCGCCGCCTTCTTCCATGTTTTTGGGGGGCTTGCCCTTAATCACACCTTGGTCATAAAGGTCTTGAATAGAACCAGATTCCTGCGCCGCAATAAAGTCACGAACCTCTTTCGGAAGGCTGGTTTTGTCATTGCGAGTGCTGCGGTGTTTACGAATTTTTTTTGCCTTCTCTGGCATAATTGGTGCGTCAGGTTTTGCCATCAGTAATACTCCCGTTTCCTGTTAAATTCACGGTATTCATCTTCATCGTAATCAGAGGGAGTAATGATAAATCCACCCTGTCTGAACCTGAGTATAGCCTGTGTCATCGAATCAGCCAAGTCATCATGTTCACCGTTAGGAAATGAGGCACATTCCTCAACAACCTCTTCAGCAAAATTCATATCAGGTCGCCACACCATACCAGACTCAAAAACAGGCGCACAAGCATTCATCCGTGTGAACTTATCCGCCCCCCTCGAAGGGGTAAAGGGCGTGACAGGCACCCCCATTCTCCGCAGTTCTTGGGTGAGCGGCATACCACTGGCCTTTTGTTCAATAAGCACCATGTCTGGGTCAAACTCTGTATATAAATCTTGGGCAATTTCTTTAAGCTCTGGAAAATCCCATCGACCTCGCTGCGCATCAAGTAAGATGATGGCCTCGCCGTCTCCATCCACAGGCTCAAAAATACCCCAAGTAGTAATAGCAGAGTAGTCCGCCCTCTCTGACTTAGAGAAGGCTGTGTCGTATGATTGTATGATGTACGAACAGGCAGGTGGGCTACCACTATCCCAAACATTCCACCACTCCCTCTTGATAATCGCCCCTTCTTCGGCTGTAGGGTTCTGTAAATACTGAGCATTCCACTTGGAAACAGGAATAGATGCTTTAACGGCCTCTAACTCTTCTCGTTTCCAGTATTCGGGCCACAACACGTTGTCTGAATCTGGAAATATCGCTGGAAACTCCACAACATCCCATTGATCCGCCCCGCCCTCGGCCTGCTTCTGCAACACTTTCGCCGTTAAATCCCGTATACTCCACCGTGTCATCACGATGATTATTGATCCTCCTGGCTGGAGTCTCTGTCTTGGACCTGATGTATACCATTCGTAAATATTATCGAGTGCGGTAGGTGATAACGCATCCTGTTCAGACACAGGATCATCAATGATACACAAGTCAGCACCACGACCAGCAAGCGCACCACCAACACCCACGGCATAATACTCGCCTCCTTTGGATGTAGACCAACGACCAGATGCTTTCGCATCACTAGCTAACGCTAAATCAGGAAATATGTCACGATATATCTCGCTGTCGATGAGATTTTTAACCTTACGACCAAAGCCCACAGCTAACTCAGCCGTGTGCGTTGCCTGAATAACCTTAGTATTTGGATTACGGCCCATAAGCCACGCAGGGAACAAATATGACGCAAACTCAGACTTTGTGTGTCTGGGCGGCATATTAATAATTAAACGCTTTATCTTGCCTTCAGCCACTTTCTGTAGCTTCTCAGCGTATATCTTGTGATGATTGCCTTCAACAAAAGTAGGCCAAACATGCTTCACAAAAGTTATAAAATCGCTTTGCGACTCGTCTCTTTTGGAAACTTCTTCTAGTCGGCCTACAAATTTACTGAGTTCCTGAACCTCATCGTCAGTAAGAAACTCAAGAGGTATGTCAAAGTTTTGATTCATTCATCTTATCTGCCGCCGCCCAACAGCCTCATAAAATTATCCGCTGCACTATTCAAGGTTGGACTTAAATTAAACTGACCATAACCAAATCCAAGAGGATTACCAACTTGAGCAGGCGGCAGCTTAACTACAGGCTGTTGTGTGCCACCCCCAGTATCAGGCCTCTCAGGATCAATCATAGGCGGAGCCTTTTCGCCTGAATCATCTTCTGAACTTGGCGGGTTAAATACAGGTGGAGGGCTACTAGATTGAGTGTCACCACCCCCACCACCCGAAAGATTTCTGTCAGCAAACTGATTATATCTAAACGCTTTTAAATCACTGTCAGTTGAAGATATTGCACCTGTATCAATCGGACGGCTTCCCTTGCCTAATTGCCCTGTTTCAGGATTTATAGTGCCAATAATTTGACCACGATTGTCATAAATCGGCGAATAATTATTGTTCACAATGTCTTCATACATGCTTGCAGCAGGATTGAACCCTGTAAATCTTTCAATAAAGCCAGAAATACCTTCAGAACCCTTGCCTGCACGAGAGGCTAATTGCTCAAGTGAACTCACAGTTCTTGCATCAGGATTAAGAGCCAAGCCCGTATCAGTGTCAACTCGACCTGGAATATTTTTCTTGTCTCCTCCAGTTACAGTTGTTTGACGGTTCATCAAATCAGATAAACGACCTATTTCTGATTGTATGATGGTTGAATCACCGCCCTGACCACGAGCAAGATCTATAGCCGCCTGAACCTCGTCAAGAGTTGAACCAGAAGGAGGAGGAACGGCCTCACCTTCAGTACCCATACCGCCTAAATCAAAGCTTAACAAAGGAGGTCCAGAATCTTGACCTTCATTCATTCCAGTTCCAATTGTTAAATCGCGACCAGCTTCATCACGCTCCATTTCAGTTCGCTCATCGCTGGTCATAGTTGGTATTGAAGGCGAAACAAAGTTAGAGCCAGTAGAAGTTTCTGGAGGAGTATCAAACTCACCAAACTCAACATTAGGGTTAAATACATCACCCAATAAATTATTCTGAGCGTTCTCGCCTAAAATGTCTTCAAAATCTATGGCCTCTATAACATTCCTAGAGAAATCAAGCGTCTCTGGCATACCACCAACTGCGGTGGGACCAGAGCCAACGCCTGTAGGGCTTTGACCCTGAATTTGGTCAAAACGAACACCTAAATCAGCATTTGCTCTATCTCTTTGAGCCTGATTTTCAGCCGCTGTAGTTTGAAGAGCGCGAGATAACGCATCCATAACAGGGTCAGAGCCGTCAGATGTGC